AAACTTGCTGGTATGACAATTACTGCCAACCAAACAAGTCTTGCACAATCAGCTCCGCTATCTTCAACAGTATTGAACGCTTCTTCATTCCTTGCTTCTAGTGCTTCTGGCTCTTTAGCATTGCCATTACAAATCATTGGTTTAACACAGTCAGTTAATAATGCTGCTGGTGCTTATGCTAATTCTCTTGTAAAATGGAACAAGCATCAATTCCTCAACCCAGTTGGCACAGCTTAATAAGGAGAATATAACATGGCTGGTATTATAACAACCGCTTCACATCCGAAGGCCCTATGGCCAGGGATCAAAGCATGGTGGGGTCAAGTCTATGACGAACATAAAGAAGAATATTCTCAATTGTTCGACAGCGACACATCCTCAATGAACTATGAAGAAGATGTTCAACTTACAGGTTTCGGTTTAGCTCCAGTTAAATCCGAAGGTTCTGGAGTTTCATACGATTCAGAAATTCAAGGTTTCACAACACGTTATACACACATTGCTTACGCTTTGGGTTATATCGTAACAAAAGAAGAGTTAGATGACAACTTGTATGAACAAGTATCACGTCGTAGATCTGCTGCATTAGCAATGTCTTTCCGTCAAACGAAAGAAAACGTTGGTGCTAACATCTACAATCGTGCATTTAACGGTACATATTTAGGTGGTGACGGTGTTGCTTTATGTTCTACAGCACATCCTAACACATCAGGTGGTACATTTGCTAACACTCCTACAGTTGCAGCTGACTTGTCAGAAGCTTCTTTAGAAGATGCATTAACAGCAATTATGGGTTTCCAAAATGACCGTGGTCTTTTGATCAATGTTATGCCAAGAAGCTTAGTTGTTGCTCGTCAAAACTGGTGGAATGCTAACCGCATTATGAAATCAGCATACACACCATCAACAGCAAACAATGCAGTGAACGTTTTAGTAGCGACAAATGCTTTACCAGAAGGTATCGTAATGAACCACTACTTAACATCACCTAATGCATGGTTTGTTAGAACTAACATCCAAAACGGTCTTAAGTATTACTCACGTGTTGGTATTCAATTTGATCAAGACAATGATTTTGATACAATGAATGCTAAGGCTAAGGGTTACGAAAGATACTCATTTGGCTGGACAGACCCTAGAGCAATCTACGGTGTTAACGGTCCTTAATAGGACTACATGAGATGTAGAGGGGACGAGTTAAAGTTCCCTCTTATCTTTACTTAGGAGTTTATATGTCATATCCAATAGAAGAAAAAAAAGGTAAACGCCCACCTGTCAAAAAGGGTAAATAATTTAGTGTTCTCTGATGACGCTTAGAGATAAGCGTTGTTAATGAATATAACAACGTCAAAGGAGATTTATATGGGTAATCCAACAAGATTTACAAGCGGAGTAGGTACAGCTTACCAAGGTGAAACATTAGGTAACTATCCTCTTCCAGATCCGTTTCATACTGGTAGTACACAAAGTTTAGGTATTTCAATTTATCAAAATGATTTTAATACACTTATTGGTACTGATTATACAGTAACTGGTACCTCATCAACATTTGCATTGTCAAATACAGTTGTTGGTGGTGCAGGTGTACTAACACCAGGAGCAGCTACAACAGCTACAGCTGCTTATAAAAATGGCTCATTCTTACAATTCCAAGCTGGTAATCAGTTCTGGTATGAAGTAAGATTCCAAGCATCAGCTGTATCAGGTACTAAAGCTTACTATGTAGGTCTACGTAATGGTTCAGGTGTAACAGATGGTTTATGGTTTGCTAAAGCAGCATCATCAACTTCTATTAATTTAGTATCTACTGTAAACTCTACAACTACTACTTTAGTAACAGGTGTAGCAACTGCAGCAGCAGCAACATGGAATAACTTAGGTTTATACTATGATGGTACTGATTTATTAGTCTATTCAGAAAATGCTTTAGTAGCTCGTGTTTCAGCTCCTACAATTGGTTCAACTGCTACTACATTAACTAATGCTATTTTAAGTCCAGTATTCCAAATTACTCCAACAGCAACTGATACATTAACTGTTGATTTCGTTTTAGCTGCTCAAGAATTAACACGCTAATAGGAGAATAACATGGCTAATGTAACCTCGATTCAAATCTTAGAAGATGGTGATCGCAATGTTATTGCTAAATTAATTGGTAGATTAGATACATCTAATGTTTCTTTAACTACTTTATTAGATCCAGCAACACTTGCATCAGTCAATACTTCAGGGTTAAATCCTCAAAAAGCTAGTACCTTAGCTATTGAAACTGTAACTTTTGATATTGAAGATGGTTTAGTAGTTGGCTTATATTGGGATGCGGACACAGATGTACCTGCTTGGTACTTCTCAGGCCGTGATAAAATGAACGTTGAGTTTACAGCTTTCTTGCAAAACAATGCAGGTGCTGGTAAAACAGGTAAAATTTTATATGACACATCTGGTTGGACTACAGGTACTAAGTCATTCTCAATGGTAATTCAATGCGTTAAACAATGGACTTAACATGGAACAAATCATAGGATTATTGTTCTTTGCACGTAATGTTGCACACATTGAACATTTAAAAACTAAGAGTTATGCTAAACACAAAGCTCTTGGGCATTTCTATGATGATGTAATTGATCTAGCAGATAAACTTGCAGAAGCGTATCAAGGGGATCAAGGTCTTTTAGGAGACATCCCCTTATATGCTAAGTTACCAAATTATGCAATTGATGTATTCTTAGAGAAACAACTTAAGACTATTGATGAACTGCGTAAAGATGCAACAAGTAGATCAGCTATTCAAAACATTATTGACGAAGTTATTGAGTTATATTTGAGTACACTTTACAAGTTAAGGAACTTATCATGATTACTTCTGATGCTAAAGTAAAACAAATGGAGATTTCTGCTATTATTACAAGAGCAGATGGAACTATTGAAAATCTTGGAACAATTCAATATTGGCACAAGAACCCACTTAAACGATTATTATGGAGAATTAAAAAATGGCTACACTTTTAGTTAATACTGGTAAGGCAATTGTAACAAATTACCTAGCTGGTGGAGCTGCAACTCAACCTAAGTATGTTGCTTGGGGTACAGGTTCAGGTACTACAGCAATTACTGATACAACTTTGTTTACAGAAACAGGTTCTAGAGTTTCTGGTACAACAACACAAGTAACAACAACAACTACAAATGATACATATCAAGTTGTAGGTACACAAACTGCAGGAACAACATTAGCAATTACTAATGCTGGTTTATTTGATGCTTCAACATCAGGTAATCTTTTTGTTAAAGGTGACTTTTCTACTATTAACCTAACATCAGGCGATAGTATTCAGTTTACATTTAAAACACAGTTTAGTTAAACTACAGATTGAGGAGTGAGCAATGGCTCTTAATCAATCTGCAATAAATGTTAAACCAATAAACGGGGCTGAGATTGTTCAATACAGTCAGGCCCTGAATATTGTTTCAACAGCTACTGCCTCCTTTCTAAAAGGTGCTGCTACTTTAAAATCTATTTTAAGTAGTAGCCTTGCTACGATTGTAATTTCTCGAGTTTATCCTAAGGTTTTAACTGCAACTATAGTAGTTTCTTCAGTTAACTTAGTAAGATCTATTGGTAAACTTATTCAGTATACCTTAGATAATAATGCTGAGATTCTTATTGCACAAGCTAGTCACTATTTAACCCTTACGTATAATAGTGTAACTACATCAAAAATAGTAAAAGCTTTAACAAAAACATTAACAAGTTTAAGTACATCAGTAGCTACAATACTTAAATCTGCTAGACATATTCTTACAGCAAGTGTTAGCTCAACAGTTACTCTTATTAGATCAGCTTTAAAACTAGTTAGAGCCTCAGCTACTTCATCAGTAACTTTATTACATATTAAAACACAATATGTAATACTAACTGCTATTTCAACAGTTACAGCTAGTTTAGTAAAATCTGTAGGAAAACTATTGACAATTTCAGTAAATTGTGGTATTATATTAAGTAAGCTTGTAAATAAAATTATTAGTTTAATATCTACAATTATTAGTACTTTAGTCACAAGTGCTATATCTTTCAAGAACATAGCTGCAGATAGACTTATGTATGCTGCTGTTAGATTCCGTAAAATATTTTATTAATAAGGATTTGTTTACATGAGTTCATCATTTTCATATAAAGTTACTACAGAAAATGAACAGTTTACGTTTGATTACTCAACTGTTTTATCTTCTCCTGAAACAATTTCCTCAGCGACTTGTACAGTAGAAGTAGTATCAGGAACTGATCCTAACCCTAGTAATATACTAGTAGGCAGTCCTGTCATTAGTGGTTACCAAGTAGCTCAACGTATTTATAATGGTTTAGATGGTGTAATCTACCGTCTTACAATGACGGCAACTACTTCAATAACTAATGTTTATGTTATTATAGCTGATTTACAAGTCTTATCGCCAGCTAACGCATAATCATGTCATACTTAGCTAGATATGATAAAGGAAATTGGATAGCTTTATGTGATGTATGTGGTCGCAAATATAAAGCATCAGACCTTAAAAAACGTTGGGATGGCCTTATGTGTTGTGATGACGATTGGGAAATACGTCAGCCACAAGACTTTGTAAGAGGAATAGCAGATACTCAGATAGCTCCTTGGTTAAGATCAGAGCCATCTAATTCTTTTATACCAATACATTTTACACCACCAGCAGTACTTATTTCAGTATCAGAGACAGCAACACTTAGTATGGCAATCATTAGAAGAGATTATACCGATAGGGATCTAATCAATGGTTCTGTAATTAACTCAATAACTTTAGGATAAACTATGTCAGGTCTAAATCAATTTACCAATAATGCCTCTACCACACTTGCCAGTAATGTGTTAATTGGAGCTACCTCTTTAACTGTATCTACAGGTACTGGTTCTTTATTTCCAACTTTAGCTGGTTCTCAATATTTTTATTGTACATTAACTAATGCAGCAGCTACCCTTATTGAAATTGTTAAGGTTACAGCTAGATCATCAGATACTTTTACTATTGTTCGTGGTCAAGATAATACTTCAGCACAAGCATGGACTGCAGGTGACAAAGTTGAATTAAGACTAACAGCTGCTGATCTTCAAAACTTCCCACAATTAGATTCTACTAATACATTTGCAGCTGCTCAGACATTTAGTGCTACTCCTGTATTTAGTGCAGGCATTACTTCAACAGCAACTCCTGTTGGTGTAGCTTCTGGTGGTACTGGTCTTGGTACACTTACAGCTAACAATGTAATATTAGGTAATGGTACTTCTACTCCTACGTTTGTAGCACCTAGTACAACTGGTAACTTATTAACATCTAATGGAACTACTTGGGTATCTTCAGCTGCACCCTCAGGTGCTAGATCAGGTTCAGGTTCTATTTCTTTATCTTCTAGTACAACCAATGTAACTCTTACTTCATCTAGTTCTCAATTACAAGTAGTATCTGCAACTGCTGGTGGCTATTCTATTACTTTACCTGATGCTACTACAATGACTAAAGGTTTTGCATATTTTGTATTTTATAATACTTCAGCTTTTCCAATTGCAGTTAAAGATAATAGTGGAACTACAAGAGAGTATCTACCAGTAAATATTAACTCTACATCTGCAAATACAGGAGCTACATCTAAACTTGAACTTATAGATAATTCTACAGCTAATGGTGTATGGAGATTAGGTCTTCCAATTATTGCTGCTAGTTTTTCTGATAGTACAGTTTGGACAGGTACTTGGGATACTACTAAATTTAATGCCGGAGCTTATGGTAATTGGGGATTAATTAGAGTTAGTGCAACAACAGCTTTAGCTGTTTATACAAGTAGTACTAATAAAAGACAAGTTTATGGTAGAGCTATTACATTTAATGCAACAACTAAAACTTTAACTTATGGATCTATTGAAACATTAATTTGGACTCATCCTACAGTACCTAATCCTACTTGGGCTTCAGTAACTGCTAATGTTGTTTCCCAAGGGTTGCCTTATTATCAACTTCCAAATGCAGCAACTAATGGTAGTGATCGTGGTGTTATTGTATTTAATACTTCTGCTTCTGGAGGTCAGTATACAACTTCAACTATAGGTAATTATGGCGGATGGGTTGGTTTTGCAATTGTTTCTGGTGAAGCTTATTTTTCAGCAGTAGATCAACTTACTGGTAATACTGCTACTGGTGGTACTAGTGGCCCTTATTCAACATTTCAAGGAAATCCTTATTATGCAGGAAGTAATAATGCTTTCTTAACTTATAATATTGGATATGCTAGTGCTAACTCTGGTAGAAATAACGTTCAAAGTTCTATGAGAGCTTATACTGTAGGTGTATCAGGTACAACTGTAAGCTTAACTGCAGGTACAGGTAATTCTGATGTTAATACTTCTGTTGATATAACTTACTTTTTAACAAGTAGTCCTAAAGCTCATACAACAGGTGTAATGAGCGGTATTAACTTTAATGCTACTTACAATAGTACTTATGGTAATTATATTAGTTACAGTCCTTCTACAAATACTATTACCTCTGGAGCAAGATCTCCTAATGTAATCTGGGGAACAGCAAGTCCATATGTTTCACCAATAGCAAGTAATGACTATGGATATACTGCTCCCTCTGCACAAAGAAGTTGGGGCAATACAGCAGGAACTATTGTAGGTAATGTTAATACTTCTTTAGTTGGTACAACTTATACTATTGCTAACGGAGGTACCTCTACAGTTACAAGTACTACACCAAATACAACAGTAACATATAAACCAGTAGAAAGTGCTGTGTATAATACAAACAGTACTTTATATCAAGTACCATCTAATGGTAGTTATGGAGGACTTAATAATGGTTCTGTTTTATTTAGTTCTTCTAATCTAAAAATGTTAGGTGGAATAGGTGCTGGTTCAGGAACTTTATGGGCATGTGATCCTTCTACTTCTACATTAAATTTTAACTACGCTAGTTATTCTGCTCCATCTGATTATAATACTCAAATGTTTTTAGATGAAAGTAATGTATTTGTTTATAATGCTACACAATACCAATTTGTACCTTTTGCAAATCCATTTATTGCATAATTATTAAGGAGTTTAAATGAAATATATTTTAACAAGTAATACTGATGGGACTATATATGGTTCTTATAATTCTATCATTGAACAAACAGATGACTATCTAGCAAATGGTGATACCATACTAAAAAAAGAAATAATAGGGCCTGCTACTATTTCTGAAGTTGCAGATGATTGGGTTGATCCTAATTATATTATTCAACAAAATGCAGCATTTAATAAAGAACAAAGTAATAAAAGACAAGTTAAATATACAACTGTTTCTGATCCAATCTACTTTTTGTGGCAAAGACAACAAGCTACAGAACAAGAATGGTTAGATGCGGTTGCTGCCATTAAACTTGAATTTCCATATATAGTATAATCAGTAACCTTCAACTAGTTAATTAATTAAAGGATAAAACATGAAAGCTAAATTGATACAAGTACTAGACCTATTAAAAAAAGTGGCTCTATGGTCCTTTAAAGTAGCTTTAAGAGGCATTAAAGTATTAACAGAAGAAACTATTGTAGTTCTTCAAGCAT